TATGGTGCATAACTACAAACTTCATCCCCTTTTCTTTGCCCCATTTTGTCAATGTATCAAAGAATTTATCCCTCCCAACTTCTGTGCCATTGATAATTGCACCAGTCTTGGAAGTTATATGCATCCAATTATAACCACGCATTTGTAACTGATTGCAGAAGTTAGTCTCACTAACCATGTTAACAATCTGTGCTGTTCTTCTTGCACAAACTAATATTTTATCAACACCAGATTCATCAATAGTTGCTAACAAATTCTCTGCATCTTGCTCCACTGATGGACGCCCTACCTTAATCATTTCTAGTTGCTTCACTAATACTTTAGGAGGGAGAATATATCCCTTACGCACTAACTCAGGAGCAGAAACTTGCTCCAACACTTTACCATAAATCTCCTCATCATTCATTCCAGGATGTGAAATAGAAAGAGAATGCTTAGGAGTAGCAGTAAAGAAATAGCAGCGAATTCCATCTCTAGTTGCAAAAAACTCAGTCGCAGGGAAAAAATGTCTCTGAACACTATTATGTGCCTCATCAAAGTATATTGTATCTACAGGAATCTTTGCTTCTTGTATTCTATGTAATGAATGATATGTGGTAAAAATTAACCTATTATACTTACTATTCTCATCATTCCATTCACTAATCTTCTTAGAATCTGTAGTGGAATAATGTGATGTTTTTCCACTATGTACATGCAGTATCCTACGCTGAAGCAAAGGATGTACACCTAACCAATCATCAAAATCATTAGAATGTTGCTGTGCTAATAATATCCTAGGTGCAACAACTACAATGGTCTTTCTCTTAGGTTGCTTCAGAATAAATCCCCATTTATTACCACTATTAAACTCTCTTTGTGTATCCTTAATCATACACAAGGTCTTGCCACCTCCAGTCGGCACAATAACTTGACCTCTGCAATTACTCTGCATAGCATCAAGCACTCTTAATTGATGAGGTCTTAGGTTAATCACGAAACATGCCAATAATCAATTTTAACATAAAAAAGGGGGGTTTTAAACCCCCTTGGACACTCTATCAAGTGGTTTCCTTTTCCTCTTCCTGATTGAATGCTCTATCATAAGAATCTTTAAGATAATCAATGGTCTTAATAACAATTGGTTTTGCAGATTGATAAAGTTTCACCGAATCTGCCCAGAGTTCTTTAGTTTCCCACTGATGAATTTCCCAACGAATCTTAATGTCATCCCTGTAATCTTCCCATTTTAGGTTAGGTTTTGGGGGAGCAGTCTTCACAGGTGTTGGAGTTTCAGTCACTTTCTTAATTTCAATAGGTTGTGTGTATTTAGTCACAACCTCTTTAATTTGAGTTGATGACTTAACTGGTGCCTTCTTAACAGGTGTAGCAATGGTTTTTGCAGATTTGGTTGCTGTTGAACGTCTGCGGGTTGCCATAAATTAAAAAGCAAGTGTGGAAAGTGTGAGAGGACTCTCACACTATAGGGACACTTTAGAGGTAACTAACAATAATACAATGCTATTTTTGTCTTACACTGTTAATCATACACCATTTTCCAACAGGATAACGAGATCTAATGAAATCCTCAATATATCTTCTATCTGCTAAATCTACCTCTTCAGTAATATAATGTGACCTATCTTGATGATCAGTGTATCTCGCTTTCACAATGTATTGGGTCATGTATCCATTCTCTTTGCAACTCGTGCTCCTATTGTAGTTCTTCCCTTCTTATCTGGTTTCTGACCTGTTTCTTTCTCATACTTATCGCTTTCTTGTTTCTTAAAAGTTCTTCTCAATTCAGTTTCACCTTTTCTATGAACTTTCATCCTTTCTTGACGAGTAAGACCGGATGCTTTTGCTGGTTTGTAGTTAGGATCTGTTTTCTTAGTGGTCTTCTTAGTTAATAATTGTGATGCTGTTTGAGTCTTAGCACCTGCCTCTCTTGCCTTACGTTCTCTATATGCTTTCTTTTGTGCTTCTTTCGCTGATAAATTAACAGACCCTCTTTCCTTCTCAGGTTGTTGTTCTCTTTCAGATTTAGGTCTTTGCTTACCAATATCCTTGCGTGCTTTATATTCTTTAGCAGGTGCAGTCTTACCACCACCTGCTGCTTTAACTCTACGTTTTTCTGGTTCTGTCTTCTTACGCTCTGTTCCAATCTTTTCACCTGATCTATGAGATAGACCAGTTCCATGACCTAATCCCTCTCTATCATAAGGATCTGCTTCAGCAATAAATTGTTGAAATGTTTTCATTGGAGAGAAATTAACCACCATAAAGTATTTATTTCCTCCCACATGTGCGGGAGGATAATTTAGTCATTCTTCAGTAGATTCTTCCTCCACTGACTCATCTGGAATCTCAGAAATGATTCCAATTAATGATTCAAACTCAGCAAACTCTTCCATGCATGTATGCGTACAATAGGATAATTTAGTTACCAGAAATCAGGAGTGGACAAATCCTCCACATAAGCAGATACTTTCTCACTGCCTTGCATGTCAAGAACTTTTTCCCACTTTATGTTCTGAGGCATAAAATCCTCTTGAACATCTAGTTCTAGGGTGATGCGATACTTAGTCTTACTGAGTGGATAAGTAACTGGCATGAGAAGGCACTCCTGAATATTACTTAGAAATTGTAAAATGGATTCACCAAAAAGTCAAGCAGATGTGGGCAGTAGTTCAACTGTCCTAAGGCATCACACTATATATGCTTATTCTCACGCTTTTTAATATATTCTAACTGTCCCCACTGTTCATTATGACATAACAATAAAGTGTGAATATTGTAATGCAACCTTTTCTTTCCATTAGTACAATCACATGATGGTCTAGGTCTGACTGCAGTTTCTATTGTAATATATTGATTGCACTTAAAATATACCCATCCCTCATCGACATTCATACTCGTGGATTTATCCCATCTCACATAATCATCCACCTCTGGTTCATATTCTTTCCATAAACACAACTGCTCAAACTCCTCCATAAAGCACACTCTCCAATGGATTTAAGTTACGAACCATAGCAGAGTATGGTGTTGTTCTATCTATATCTACTGAATTACCTTGCTTGGTGGAGCTAATAGGCGATAGATAGCGCTCTGTCTTTGTGTTATAGAATCCCCAGATCGCACGAGGAGTACGATCAGTATAAGTGAAATTGGAATGATTGAGTATCCAAATAGAAATAAGATTACGCTTGAAGGTGGATACTTCATAAGAACAATTTTCAGGTGGTTGATGAATGAATGTGGGAGGAAGTTCTAAAAAATTCACTTGCAGTGTCTTCAATTTCTTTTTTCTTAAATCCTACATTAAGCAAAAATTTATAATAATGTTCAAAATATTCTTTTAAGTCTGCATCACACCCAAACTTAACTTCTTTATGAATATGATTGGTAATTTGAGGAAACATAATATCATATTGCCCAAATTCTACAAGTTCTTCATGATAAGAATAGGTAGTTAAGTTATTCTTCTCATTCATCTATTTTTGCCTCCAATTCAACTATTAGTTTTTGAAGTTTTTTAATCTCTTGTTCTTGTTCTATTATAATCTTCTGCATCTCTCCCTGATGCTGATGAAGCGATTGAATAAGTTGTCTGTATTGTATTCCCGAATCCATATCCTTAAGTAATAAAAGAACTGACTACTTTAGAGGGAAGATCTCCTTCCGCTAATGCTAATTTAGTAGAATAATGTATATTCTCCCTCAATTTACTGTAACATCCAATGTTTAAGTCGTCATCCTCAGAGACTACCACATCAAAACATTCTTCATCATCTTTGGCAACAACATGCCAAACCCCACCAAATTCAGAATGTGGATAAGGAACAAAATGATCAATGATATAAAGAAACTTTTGTGCCATTAGAGTTGTAAGTTACCTCCTTATTTTAATAGATGAATGGATTAAAGTCAAGCATCAGGATTATAAAGTCTCATATACCAAACAAAAAGAATAATACTACAAATGACTCCAAGAGTCAAATAGGATAAAATAGCAAGCATGATAGGAAAAAATGTCAAATAGGATAATTTAGGCGACCTTTTGCGGAACTTGTATCAGTGCCTCCATCTTAATAAACTGCTCGTTAGTATTATAATACAAAGTATAGTTATCAGTTACCAAATAATATCCATCGATGTCTTTTCCATCATCAGTATAACCATATGATCTAACCCTTTCCTCCACACCATCAATACGAAGTTTTTTAGTTCCATTTCTAACATAAGATTCGTACTTTTGATCTAGATTAAACATGGTTTTACCTGTGAATGTGAGGATACTATAACATTAGTTATGTCTAATATCTATAAACTTTATATTCTCTTAAGGGTGTAGTAATGATTCTTCATCAAAGTGGATTTAAGTGCCCTACAGGATTCTCAAACTCATCATACTCATCCATTGGAGTTCTTTCTTTAGGTTTCTCCAACTTAAGAACAGTATTGTTCCAAGCACGTTTAGATGCTTCATCATACTCTTCTATAAACTTAGACAGGTAATCTGCTATTGCTCCTGCAGTTTCTTTAACTACTTGAGTATCATCAGCATCAATAGCCGATTGAAGATATTGAATCATTCCTTCCAATGCTTGTATCTTATTGAAAGCAACTTCCAAACCATTCATGGTTTCCCAAGTCTTATTATAATCTAAACAACTCATTTAATTACCTCCCAATTCTGATCATTGATTTTCTTCATCTCAAAAGAGTATCTATTAGTGATAGAAGCAAGGATATAATTATCCTCACTTTCTTGCACTATTCTACAAGAATGTAGTTGGTCCATGTATCCTGCAAACCTTTCTTTTGCTCTCTTTGACTTAGGTTGCACAGTCACAAATTTGGTCTTAGTAATCATAATGAATAACGAAAGTTTTTGATCAAACCCGACAAGCCATTTAGGCTAGTAACAGGATAATTTAGACACTTCTATTAAGAAATCGTTGTAAAGAACTTCCTCCATAGTTCTTGCTTCTTTTTCCCAAGGTTGATCTTCATAATCTGTTTTAGCATGGTTAATTCCTTTCCAGGATCTCACACCTCTTTTATCACGCAATTGTCCCTTTACATGTTGATACATGTGCCAGAGTTCATGTAATAAAGTTTGAATGTAAAGATCTCCATGCATGGTAGTTTCCAATTCAATAAGAAATTCTCTAGGTCGAAAATCAGAGTCTTGAACTGAACAATAACCATACGCCTTTTCTCTTTTTAACCCCCTATGTTGAACAGTAACCCCCAAATGATGTCTAGGGAGGTATTGGGATTTAAACCACCTTACAACCTTTCCACAGGTTCTCTTAGGTCCTCTCCCCTCTATCTCAAGATAAAGCATAAGACACCACCTGTTGTGCAAGACGAACACCCCAGTGCATTACCCAAATGAATGAACCCATGAAGACTAATTTCTCCATGCCAGTCATGTCTTTGCTCATAAATCAAACTTGACTGCACATACTATAAACCCCACTGCTAGGCAATGGGGAAATAGTGTGACAGTTTGTTGGGTGGTACTTTACCTGGCATTAGACTGACCACCATACAAGTTATTCATAGGTTGATGTGCCCATGCTGCGTAAATATAATCAACATTAGCATCATTTGATATTCCACCAGTTGATCTAACCTTAAAACCGTTACTTAAAAAATCAGCAAGTGTCTGTGTTGCAGTCCCAATGTATGTAGTATTATTCTGTGCATAATCATAATTTGGAGCAAGTTTTGCGGATGTGCCTGAATTAAAAGGATCTCGCGCTGAATCACGTATAATCCAAGGGTTAGTAGCATCCACATTTTTAATTAGGAGTACTGCAGGACGGAATCCTAGTTCTACATATGGCCCGTCAACATTATTATTTCCCCTATACATGCCAAATTTCTGCAGGCCGGGGACATTGTGCCAGGAGTAGGCGATGTAATCAGCAGACTCATTTGCATAAGTTCCAAGCGAAATTGTTGTATCTGTTGGTGCAGTGTTATTCCAATACCCAGCGTCAGCACTTGACTCAGCCGTAGTCAAATTAAGCTGCATACCTTTAGTGGCACCCATGTCTCTGTGATA